AAGGGTAATCTGGGCGTGCATGGTGTTGCTAATGTGCTATTATGGTATTGTCAAATAATAAAGATAAGAGGTTCAAACGAACCTCTATTTTTATGCAAGGAGGTGATGGAAAATCACAAAGTTAAACGAAAGGCAGAGACGATTTGCAGATGAGTACATCATCTCTGGAAATGCTATGGAATCAGCAACAAAAGCTGGTTACAGCGAGAATTATGCCAAAGCACAATCTCATAAATTGTTGGAAAATGTTGGAATAAAAACTTATATCAATAAACGGATAGCTGAACTTGAAAAACATAAGATTGCAACTGCTGACGAGGTTCTGCAAGTGTTTACAAGCATTTTGAGGCAAGAACTTACTGAAGAAGTTACTGAGCTTGACCAGACGACAGGCGAATTCGTGACAATTGAAAAGAAACCGTCAATCGCTGAAGTTATCAAAGCTGGAAGCGAGTTGATGAAACGTTATCCAACCAAGCTCGAACTTCAAAAACTTAAACTTGAAATTGAAAAACTCAAATCTCAAGTTGGCGGAGACGAGGGACAAGATGAGAAAATTGCTGATTTTCTTGAAAAGGTTAAGGAGATTGTGACAGATGACAGCTGATTTAAGTAGTCTATACACGCCTAAACAGCTTTCCGTGCTCAAATATATCTGGACGCATGACTGGTTTATTTGTGGATTGCACGGCGCTAAACGTGCTGGCAAGACGGTAGTCAATAATGACACATTTATTTCAGAATTAAAGCGAGTTCGTAAGATTGCTGATAAGCTCGGTATTGACGAGCCAATGTACATTTTAGCTGGAACATCTAGCACGTCTATTCAAAATAACATCTTGCAAGAGCTTTATAACAAATATGGCTTTGAACCAAAATACGATAAGCATGGTTCATTTACGTTTTGCGGTGTTAAGGTTGTTCAAGTCTACACTGGTTCAATTTCTGGGCTCAAACGTGCTCGTGGTTTCACTGCTTTCGGTGCATACGTTAACGAAGCTTCTCTTGCGAATGAAGTTGTGTTCAAGGAAATCATCTCACGATGTTCTGGTGAAGGTGCCCGCATTGTTTGGGACAGTAACCCAGACAACCCAAATCACTGGTTAAGGCGTGATTACATCGGCAAGAACGATGGTAAGATTATCGATTTTAGTTTTAAACTTGATGATAACACGTTTTTGAGTCCTCGTTATATAGCCTCTATTAAAGCTGCTACACCGTCTGGCAAGTTCTATGATAGAGACATAGACGGCAAGTGGACAGTGGCAGAGGGAGCTATATATAGCGATTATGACGCAAATATTCATGAAGTTGATGAGTTGCCTCAAATGGTCCGCTATTTTGCTGGTGTCGACTTTGGTTATGATCACTTTGGCTCGATTGTAATTGTCGGCGAAACATCAGACGGCAAGCAATATTTGCTTGATGGTGTTTCCGAACAATATAGAGAGATTTCTTGGTGGACAGATAGAGCGAACGAGTTCAAGGCTAAATATGGCAACATCACTTTTTGGTGCGACTCAGCTCGACCAGAACACGTCGTGCATTTACAAAATGCTAGACTTGACGCAAGAAACGCCAACAAAAACGTTATTGCTGGCATTGAAGCAGTTGCTAAGCGTTTCAAAGAAAAAACATTGTTTATCAAGCGAGGTGTGATTCCTCGCTTTTTTGATGAAATTTATCAATACAAATGGAAACCGAACAGCACGAAAGACGAACCGTTGAAGGAATACGATGACGTGCTCGACTCGTTAAGATATGCAATATATTCAGACGAAGTGACAAGGAAACAGAAAAACAGCGGCAACCAGTTCGATACACTTCGAGCTGGTTTTGGCTTGTAGAAAGGAATTTAAATGGCTTATACAGAAACATTCGTTGACAGTACAGGTGAAACACATACGTTGAAGCCTCGCTTTCATCGACAAGCAAGAATGCGCTATCGAGCGGAAAGCTTAGAAGAATTGTTTGCAGAGGACTTTAAACTTTTAAAACAATATATTAATCATCATCAAACAGTGCAGCGTCCACGTATTCAAGAACTGCTTGATTACGCGGAGGGAAACAATCACACGATTTTGGAATCTGAACGACGTAAAGACCAAGACATGGCAGACACACGCGCCGCTCATAATTTTGGTGAATATATTGCTACATTCAAGCAAGGTTATCTTGTCGGAAATCCTATTCAAGTTTCTTATGACGATTCAGACAATGAAGGTGTTGTCGAATTCTTAGACGAGATTTCAAAAGATAACAGTTTCCATCAATTGAACCGTTCTTTAGTGCTTGACTTATCTAAAACGGGACGTGCTTACGATTTAGTTTATCGCACGCAAGAGGACGAAACTAAAGCAGTTAAGCTAGATCCAACAGCAACTTTTGTTATTTACGACATGACGAAAGAGGAGAACAGCCTTGTTGGTGTTCGATATTATGACAAAAACCAATTTTCAAATAGCCAAAAGATTATCGAGGTGTACACACCAGATGAGATTTTAATTATTGACTCGTCTAAAGATTTCAAAGTTGTCGATAGAACACCTCACTTTTTCGGAACAGTGCCGTTGACCGAATACCTAAACAGTTCAAACGGCATGGGTGATTATGAGTCTGTATTGTCTCTAATCGACTTGTACGACGCTTCACAGTCAGACACAGCTAATTATATGCAAGACTTGTCAGACGCGATTCTGGCTATTATAGGACGTGTCAGCTTCCCCGCTGATTGCGATACTGCAGAAAAGCAAATCGCGTTCATGCGTAAAATGCGCAAAGCTCGCTTGTTGAACCTTGAACCGCCTGTCGATACCAACGGTCAAGAGGGCTCTGTTGACGCAAAATATCTTTACAAGCAATACGACGTTAACGGAACGGAAGCTTACAAGAATCGTGTTATTGACGACATTCATAAAATAACAAATACGCCAGATTTGAGCGATGATAACTTTTCTGGCACACAATCTGGGGAAGCGATGAAGTGGAAAATTTTCGGATTTGACCAGAAACGTGTCGACATGCAAGCACTGTTTGAAAAATCGCTGAAACGTCGTTACAAATTAATTGCTCGAATCAGTGAGACCTTGAAAGAAATTCAAGATTTTGATTTGTCTAAGATGCGTGTAACATTCGTTCCGAATTTGCCAGCAGATACTTCAAACATCGTTGCAAACGCTAAAAGCTTGTATGGTGTCGTCAGCGATGAGACTGTTTACAGCATGCTGCAATCAGCAACTGGCGTTGACGCTAAAACGGAAATGGAACGAATTCGAAATCAACAAGAAAATTCAAGCTTGCTGTCGGTTCAATTAGAAAAGAACAGTCGCTTGTCCGACAATGATTTAAATGGAGAAGACGATGGTGAACGAGTATTGGAAGAAGAGGATTAAGGCTGAACAGCTTGCCAAAATCGAGCGTGACGCGTCTTTAGGTGATGAGTTTCAACGTCTATACAATTATCATTACAAAGAGATTGAAAAGGAAATACAAGCCTTTTACAACCGCTACGCAGACAAGAACGCTTTGCCAATCGAAGAAGTGCGAAAACGAGTCGATGAAATGGACGTTAAGGCGTTCGAAGAGAAAGCAAAACGATATGTAGCCGAGAAGAACTTCTCGCAAGAAGCCAACAGAGAGCTTGGAATTTACAATCTTAAAATGAAAACGAATCGGCTAGAGTTGCTGCAGCGTCAGCTTGATTTAGAGTTAATTGCTTTAGGTAATGATGAGCAGAAACGCATCAAAGACTTCATCACAGAAGATTATATGACTGAAATCAAAACGCAAGCTGGATTGCTTGGTAAGTCGGTACTGACTAAAAGTGAAATCGCACAAACAGCTAAAACACTGCTTAACACGCCTTTTAAAGGTGCAACGTGGTCAGAGAACATCTGGAAACGTCAAAACGCTTTGAGACAAGTTGTTGCAAAAATGACCGAAGACTACATTTTGAAAGGAAAGAATCCAACGACATATATTGCACAGCTTAGACAAGAATTTGATGTGTCTGCCAGCCAAGCCAAGCGATTAGCGGTGACAGAGGGCGCTCGAGTAGCGACAGAAGCACAAAAACAATCGTTGACAGCAAACGGTTATGACGAGTATGAGTACATAGCAGAACCAAGCGCTTGTCCGCATTGCGCTGCTTTGAGCGGGAAGATTTACAAAGTCAAGGACATGATGCCTGGTGAAAACGCAGCACCCATGCATCCGCATTGTAGATGTTCGGTTGCTGCGCACTATTCGAGAAGTAAAGAAGAATACGAGGCTATGCTTGATAAGTCAAGAAATACACCTTTAGGAGAGAAAATAGATGACTTGTGGGAATGAAGATTT